AAAAGATCATGTACCGCTCTGGTCAACGTTCCGTTGTTGAGTGGTTAATTAACCGGATGGAAACTAATGGCTAAAAAAAAGAATAAAAAAGCACGTAACAAATTATCAACGCCAAAACAAGTTAAAAGGGCGGTTAAAAAAGCCGCCAAAGATGGAGAAGTTACGGGCAAAGAAGTTAGGCAAATTTCTAGACGTAGTGTAGGTACTGTAAATTCTAAGACAGTAACTAATCTTGTCAAAGATCAGGATGTAAAGGCACCAAACAAAACACGTACACTTGCTAAAAAAGCAAGAGGCAACAGTAAAGACAAAGGTAAAGGTAAAGACAAAGGTAAAGGTAAAGGTAAAAAGCTGGATGGCATTAAGAGCACAACGCCTGCAGCTTCTAGTACAGGTTCAGGCAGTACTCCATTACCAGTACAAAAAGATGTCGTAGGTGATTTGGCTCCTGACCAGCGTGATCAAAAAATATTTAAAAGAGTGCTTGGTAAAGATGGTGCTTTAACTCGCAAAATACAAGCTTATCAAGATGCATATGGTGGCAAAGGTAAAGCGAGTAAAGATTATCTTGCAAGTTTGAGAAGTGATGCATTACAACGCATGACAATTAACCCCGAGAGATATGGTCGCGATCCAAAAGGTACACCATTTAAGGATTTATCTATGGCTCAACAGTACGATACTAATAGTGACAGGTTAATGAGTAAATTAGAAAAACCCTTGACAAGTTATTTTGATAAGCTAGATGACGGTAAAGGTTTAAATATGTTTGATAGTAATAGACAGCTTAAATTTAGTAAGTCTAAGTTTAATGCATTTACCAACTCTCCTGGTATTGCTTCCACTGTTGAACAAAAAGCTAGAGGCTTAGGTGCATCTAACCTTGGGTCTGACCGTGTATCAAAATCTTTGGAAGGTATTGGTAAAGTTAAAAATAAAACGTCTGCTGATTTAAAATCCAAATTTGCACAAGATCTTAAATTTATTGTTTAAATGTCCACAGCTAAATCACGATATGATGCCCTGTCTAGTGGCCGTAACCAATTTCTACAAACCGCAGTAGATGCTTCTAAGCTGACACTACCTTATTTAATTAAACAGGACGAAGAGGATAGTAATTACAAGACACTTATTACACCATGGCAAAGCGTTGGTGCTAAAGGTGTTACAACGTTAGCATCTAAATTGATGCTTGCTTTGCTACCTCCTCAGACAAGTTTCTTTAAACTTCAGATTGACGAATCAACCATTCTATCTGGTGAATTAGACCCTGCTATTCGCTCTGATCTTGATGCATCTTTTGCTAAGATTGAACGAACAATTCTTGAGTCTATGGCAGCTTCAGATGATCGTGTTGTTATTCATCAAGCTATTAAACACCTGGTAGTTTCTGGCAATGCCCTTGTCTATATGGACAAGGATAAACTTAAGTTGTATCCATTGAGTCGGTATGTTGTAGAAAGAGACGGACTAGGCAACGTCATAGAAATCGTTACTAAAGAAAAAGTACATAGGTCTCTCATTAAAGGTATGCTCAAAGATCTTGATGCTACTGAAGTCAACCGTGTTGATGATGAGAGTACAGGATATAGTCGGGAAGACGCTGATGTGTACACCATTATAAAGCGAGACAACAATCGTTTTGTGTGGCACCAAGAAGTTTACGACAAAATTATTCCTAACTCACAAGGTAAAGCACCACTAGATACCTCACCTTGGTTGCCCCTACGCTTTAATACTGTAGACAATGAAGCCTACGGTAGAGGAAGAGTTGAAGAATTTATGGGTGATCTTAAAAGTTTAGAAGCCTTGTCACAGGCTATCTGCGAAGGAAGTGCAGCAGCCGCTAAGGTTGTATTTACTGTCTCTCCTAGTAGCACTACCAAACCATCCACACTTGCAGCTGCAGGCAATGGAGCCATCGTGGCTGGAAGACCTGATGACATTGGTGTCGTTCAAGTTGGAAAGCAAGGTGACTTTGGTACTGCTTACCAGATGATCCAACAGTTTGAGCGCAGGCTTGGTGAAGCATTCCTTGTATTGACAGTCAGACAAAGTGAACGTACTACTGCTGAAGAAGTACGGATGACACAGATGGAACTAGAGCAACAGCTTGGTGGTCTATTCAGTCTTCTAACCGTTGAGTTTCTTGTTCCATATCTGAACAGGAAACTGAGTGTATTTCAAAAGACTGGTGAGATTCCTCGCCTGCCCAAGAACATTGTAAAACCAACAATCGTTGCTGGAGTAAGTGCTCTTGGCCGTGGTCAGGATCGTGAAAGTCTGCAGATGTTTATGCAAACCATTGCTCAAACAATGGGTCCAGAAGCTATCGCTCAATACATTAACCCTGAGGAAGTTGTCAAACGACTGGCAGCAGCACAAGGTATTGATACTTTAAACCTAGTTAAAACAGCTGAACAGTTACAGCAAGAACAACAATCACAATTCCAACAGCAACAACAGATGTCTCT